ATCCTGGGGTGCGTTTCGCACACCGTACTGCCACAGGACGACACCAAACGGTGAGCTAAGCATGTAGAACTGGGGATGGAGTGCCTTCGGACGGCGGTTCAATTCCGCCCACCTCCACCAACGCTGGGTCCCACGGGACCCACAGAAGCCGAGAAAGCCTTATAAAACGGGCCTCTCGGCTTTCTTTTTGTCCAATGCAGTCCGGGGGTATCCGTTGCAGTCCATGCGACTGTGGGGGTATATCTTGGGGTATCGCCTCCGCCCCAAAACCCGATACCCCCATGCCCCTGACCGACGTCGCTATTCGTCGCGCCAAGCCGTCCGACAAGCCGCAGAAGCTGGCTGACGGTGGCGGCCTGTACCTCCTGATCACTACGGCCGGCGCCAAGAGCTGGCGCTGGAAGTACCGGGTGGCCGGGAAGGAGAAGCTGCTGACGCTGGGGCTGTACCCGGACGTCACACTGGCCAGCGCCCGCGAGGCGCGCGATGACGCCAGGCGCCTCCTGCGCACCGGCGTCGACCCCGGCGTGCAGCGCAAAGCAGTGGCTGCCTCCCCCGCGGGCATACCCGTCGACAGCTTCGAGTCGATTACCCGGGAGTGGCTGCGTGGCCGCCAGTGGGTGCCCGGCTACGAGAAGAAGGTGGCGGCCTGGTTCGAAAACGACGTGTTCCCAGCCATAGGCGCACGGCGCGCGGCCGACCTAAAGGCGTCTGACTTTCTCGCCATAGCCAGGAAGATGGAGGGACGGGAGGCATTCGAATCGGCGCACCGCGTGATGCAGAACTGCGGCCAGGTCATGCGGTATGCCGTGGCCACCGACCGAGCCGAACGGAATCCTGTGCAGGACCTGCGCGGTGCGCTGGTGCCGGCACCCGAGCGTAACCATGCGGCGGTGGTGGACCCGGTCCAGCTGGGTGGCCTGCTGCGGGCTCTGTACGCGTACCGGGGCATGGGCGTCGTCAGCGCCGCACTGAAGCTGATGCCGATGGTGTTCGTTCGCCCGATCGAGCTGCGCGCGGCGGAGTGGGCAGAGATCGACCTGGACGCGGCCCTGTGGAGCATCCCCGCCGGCAGAATGAAGATGCGGCAGCCCCACGTGGTGCCGCTGGCCCAGCAGGCAGTTGCGATCCTGCGAGACCTGAGAGACGCGATGCCGACGGACTACGCTGGCAAGTACGTGTTCCCGGGTCTGCGCACAGACTCCCGCCCGATGTCGGAAGTTGCCGTCCTGGCCGCTCTGCGGAGCATGGGGTTCGACAAGGAAACGGTCACGGGCCACGGGTTCCGCGCCACGGCCCGCACGCTTCTGGACGAGGTTCTGGGCTTCCGGCCGGACATCATCGAGCACCAGTTGGCGCACGCGGTAAAGGATCCGAACGGACGCGCGTACAACCGCACCACCCATCTCGGCGAGCGCGTGAGAATGATGCAGGAATGGGCCGACTACCTTGAAGGGCTGCGTGGCTCCGCCATTGCGCGGCGCTGACAAGCCGTGCTCCAATTTGAAACCCAAGGACGGACTACCGCAATGGCGAGCTTCACCAATGAGGATTTGTTAGCACTGGATCGCGAATTCGCGGAACGGAACATTCCTCTCCACGCACGGCCGTTCCAAGCCGCTGTGCGCATCTTGGGGGCTAGCTTCTCGGTCGGCCCGTTCCACACCGGTGATGAAGTGGAAGAAATTTGCGCAGCTTACCGCTCGCTGTTTCCCGGGGGCGATTTCTGGCCTGGCGCCGGCCAAGGTCTCGCCGCGTCAGTTGATCGAGTTCGTCTTATAACTCTGCCCGTGATTTTCGGACAGGGAAATGTCGACCTGCATTCCGGGCTCGGGTTTGCCGACGCATCGGAGTGGCGGACATGGTGTCGGAATGACCCGGAGATCGCTTTGAAATCAGCGTACGCCTTCGCCGATTTGTACGACCTCTGCTACGGTCTCGACAGCTTGCCGCAGGGATCTGAGCAGGACTTGCTATTTCATCGTTCGATGCAACACTTAGGAGACCTCGCCGCAAGTCTGGCGAACACCGGCGGAAGCTCGGAGGCTGCTCTGCAGCATATATTGCTAATCGCCGAACTGGGGTTGAAAGGAGCACTTCTTCAACTCGGCGTAAGGATGAAGACGCTTAAAGATCAATTCGGGCACAAGCTCCCCGAGCTGGCGCGCGAAGTTGCTAAGTTGTGTCCGCATCAAGAAGACGAAGCGCTATTGCAGGCCTGCGAAAAGATGCCGAACCTCGTCGCTAGTCGTTACGCGGCTTCAGGACTGACCCGGTTGCAAATTGTTGAGCTTGCCCAGGCAAGCCAGTTTATTGCTGCCTCCGCGATGCGAAGGATTAGCGGGAACGACTTGGCATTAGCAGTGCGCAGGGACGGTCCGCGTCCGGGATTTCGCAATTAGTCCGGGGTCTAGCGGACCCCGGATTCGGTACATGAGCCACCGAGAAGGTGATTGAAAATCCCCGTGTCGGCGGTTCGATTCCGTCCTCGGCCACCATTTTTCAAGGGTTCGCAGCAATGCGAGCCCTTTTTCTTTTTGAGTTGCACGGAATTTGCACGTGGTGCAGTCGCACGCCTGCGCGTCCCCGCCTACAATGAGGACGTGGGGGCGGAGATAGGCATAGGCCAGTGACCAAGGACGAAGAACAAGCGGCGCTGTACAGCGCATACAACTCGCTACGCGACCTGTATGCAGACACTGAGCGGCTGAGACCAAACGACTTTCAGCTCATCGGCAGAGTCGTCCAGGTCTTTTGTGTGGCTGACTTCGAGTCTAGACGGATCGTTGGAGCCGTCGGCGAACTAGTAGGCAAGTCAGTAAACGTCGCCAACATGCGGGACACGGACGTGCCGACCCACGTGGAACGTTGCGGTCGGGAATGGCGTGGTGACCCTCAGACCGGCACCGCCCTTGTGCAAGCCGGTATTCTCTTTGGGGCCAACCAACAGGTTCGACACAGCCTTGCACACTGGGCTGGGCGGCGCATCAAGGGGCACGAGGCTTACTTTTTTCTCTCTACGCGGCTCAATCACAAGTCGCCAGAGGGTTGGGGTCGCGTCCCAAGCGACGACGCCAATGCCAATGCGGGGTTTCGCATTCTTCTAATACCTCAACTCGAACGGATTCTGGTGGAGCTAGAGCGGCATGCCCAGTTTCTTGGACAGCTCTCCCGCCGGCTGGAGGACGAAGCGGCGAGCAAATCCGTTGAAATTAAGCGATAGGCGGATTATTTGTGCGGTGGCCCGTGCCAAGAATGGCAGCCGCTTGGTCAGCTGCCGCCGCCAACTGCTCCGCATCGACCTTGATGATGCGCGAAATCGAAGTAACCTATTGAATTTAAAGATAGACGTTGTTTATCTAGTCGTTCTGTACCAACACCAATACCAACTTTTTCAGGCACTGCGTACCAACACAATCGCGTCGGCAAGCCTACTTCCCGGAGTGCCGCTTTGCTAGCCGCCCCGTCCTTGGCCGAGCGTCGGTCCTGCAGCTGGTGCCAGGCCTGCGGCAGGCGAGGCGGCGACGGTGGGTAATAGACGGATCCGACGCCGGGGCTACCAGTTCTGCCGGGACGGATGGGGTGTGTAATAGACGGATCATCATCCGCCAAGGCACGAATTTATCCGCGTCACCGGGGAAAAAGGCGCTGCGCCTTTCGTTCACGGGCCGGAGAACCGTCTATTACCCACCCGCCAGAAACCCCGGCCGCAATCTCCAGTTGCAGGCTGGCCGGGGACCTGTGGATAGAATTTCAGGTCCGTCTATTACACACCGCTGCCTGCCTTGGCAGCCATGCAGTGGAGTGAAGCGGCGGCATCGCGCATCATTGCGCCGATGAAAACACCGCCCTGTGCATCCAAGTCGCGCCTGCAGCACCTGCTGTGGCCCGCGCTCGGCCTCGCCGTGGCCGGGCTGATTGTCTGCGGCGTGCTGCTGGTGGCCTTTAGCGAACCGGGCTGCACGCTGCGCGGCGGGCGCTGGGCCATGGCACAGATGAAGTGCTACACACCGCGCTGCTTTGAAGCCGGCGACTGCGGCGACTGGGCCGCACCGATCGCGCAGTGCCCGCACGTGAGCCTAGGCGACCACCGCGCCAAGGTGCACTTCGAACTCGGCAACCCGCTGCCCGGCCCGCCACAGGAACTACGCTGGCCGGCAGACAAGGTCTCCGGCGATACCATCGTCGCGCGCTTCGATGGCGACCGTCTGGTCAGCGTGGCCTGCCCGGCCATTCCCTGACACCGCATTCCATCTCAGGTGCGGAGCGGAGCTGATATTGCGGAGCGGCGCTGATGGCCGAAAGCCTTGGCAGAGATGGAGCGGGTGAAGGGAATCGAACCCTCGTCAGTAGCTTGGGAAGCTCGCGACTAATCCTTATTATTCAGATACTTAAGCTATCCTTTCGCTCCGCAAACCAACAAACAGCGCGTGCTATTTACGCGTGGAAAACTGGCGAAATGGGAGCATTGCGGAGCAGATTCGAGGCTATTCGCGAGGCACCACGTGGAAGGTCTTTGTCCAGCTGGGAGAATGGGAGCCGCACTCGAAGACCGCCACCTCCACTGCCCCGACGCGCTCGAAGTGCATGTCAAGTTCGGCTTTGCCGCCGACAGCCTTGAAGGTCTGTGAAGGGCCAACGCTTGAGTTGCCTTGCTCGTACCTCTGCCCGCGCCAGTTGAGGGGCGCCGGAGCGATACTGTAGAACCAATCGCCCATGCTGAGCATTCCGATGGGCGCCTCCGCCAAGCCCCTCATCGGCGGCGTGGGTGCGCCAGTGAAGCAGACCATCAACTCCTGGTTCGCCGGCACGACAGCGCTGACGGCGACATGCTCACCTTGCATAACCTTTCGACAGCCAGGGTGCAGCAGATTCCGACCCGCCTCTCCCATCTCAGGATAGGAAAACTTCTCCTGCAGCGCTTGACTTGCAGGCTTGCGAGCGCGCGCGCGCGCCCTGAAATGCCTCACGACAACAACCAACCCACCGGCAACGCAAGTGAGGATTGCAGCCATCGCCGCGCCCGCTTCAAGCAGGTCCTTGATTTCTGGATTCATCGAAACCCCCTTCCTAGGAGGTCGCATTTTGCATGTAGCCGGGCCGCCCGACCACTACCATGTCAAGGTCGCGGAAAATCAACAAAGGCAACGACTAAGCCGATCATCCGCGATCACATGCACTCTTTCGGAATCAATGGGTTAGCTGCGGCGTAGGGTCAGTTTGGGGTCACCGTCAGGCAGCTTGATCCTCCAGTGCCGCCTCGAACCGACTTGCCATCCTGTCGAACCGAGCGGCCTCGGCGCGCAGTCGCGCCACTCCCCGTCCCCGCTGCGCCCGTGCACGCCAGTCGCCGCTGCGATCGAGGTCCAAGGCGTCGGGCTGCTGCCATAGCGAAGCCGCCCATGCGCGCACCCAGCCCGCCTTGCCGATGTCTGCTTTTTTCATGGTATCGATAGTGAATGCGGGGCATCGCATAGTGCGATACGGAGGCAACGCCCGCTGACTGGACCTAATAGCCCCCTGGATCGCCCCGCTCCCTTATCGCGCAACCTCGCGCTGGAGGATAGCGCGCCGGTGTCACAGCCGAGCGCAGTCATCCGTCTGACTGGGTGATCGGCAGGCTATGCAAGCCGAGATCGACCTACCAAGCAAAAGGAATGAACATAAATGAATCGCTCGAACTGGTTTGTGGTTTCCCCCGAAGGCGCTAAAGCTGTAGGACAACTTCATCAATTCGTCACGACCGGCACGGCGCTGCCTTCCAAGCTTATCCACCTGGTATTCCTACGGGTATCCCAGCTCAACGGTTGCGCCCACTGCATCGACATCCACACGCGCGACCTCATCAAAGAGGGAATGTCATTCGACACTGTCGCGCTCGTGCCGGTCTGGGAAGAGGCTGCGTATCTTTTCTCCGACCAGGAACGCGCCGCGTTGGCTTGGGCCGAGGAGGTCACCCTTGTCAGCGAAACGCACGCATCGGATGAAGCCTATGCCAAAGCGGCCGCCAGCTTTAATGAGAAGGACCTGGTTGACCTCACGCTCACCATCGCCGCGATGAATGCTATCAATCGTCTCGGCGTCAGCTTCCGGCTGAAGCCGCGCGCAAAAGCCGACGCATAGGCCTGAGGGCGCCGGGGCGACTGTACTCGCCTCGGCGCAGGCGCGACCATCGGTTGAGTCAGCGCCGGACCCGCGCCGCGCTTCTTGTTGCCCGCATCAAGTCGATCTCAGCACGGAGGCGGTCTTGGTGACGGACCACCCACAGCTCTGCGCCGACGACGCCCTGGTCATAGTTGGTGCATTCCCGCGTCGTCCAGCGGCGGCGGTCGGGCCGTTGGGTGTTAAGGTCGGCAAACCACCCTCCGCCGTTGATTCGCTCGGACATCCGCAGCACCTGGGTGCCGTCGCAGAATACGCTGTCGTCCTTCCCGTCAGGGCGGGAGGCCACGGATCGCCAGTGGAAGTCGGGAGGGAGCATGGCGCGGAATCCTACGGGTCCGGCTCTCAAATCCTGCGACGGTGGTCAGCGAACGGCCGCCTCGCGGATCCTCAGGGTGGTCGGGCGAGTGCGGTGTCGCCCTGCCCCGCGGATCCGCGCCGCGTCCAGCTGGAGTCCACCCAATGGGTGGTGTCTCCCCCGTTATTGAGCAGAAATTTGCGCCGGAGGGCATGAAGCGTGCGAGAACGCTACGAGACCTCTGGCGCCGAGTTACACCAAGTAAGGAGCGGCCAGGGACGCCAGCCTTTCCACCCCGTTTGGGGAAGTCCGAGACCCCGCCGTACGGCGGGTCAAGTTCGTCCAGTCGCTGAAGGCGGCCTCCTTCAACTGCGTGTCCTCCACCGGTATCCAACGCATGGACCAGTAAGGCATGCGGCGCTGGGAGACGCTGCCCCGCGCGAGCTCGATTACATCGGTGTGCAGACGGGAATAGATGATGCGGGAGTAAATCACCGCCAAGCCGTCGTCCGGCCCCTCGATGTACTGAAGGAACCTCCTGCCGTCGAACAGCAGAAGGCCAGTCACACCCGCCAACTGGTTATGGGCGAAGGACCGCTGAACCATCCACTCGAGCCCGTCCGTGCCCAAGCCAGGGACCGCCTCACTGGCGTAGGCGATTGCTTGCAGGGCCATGCCGGCTGCTCCTCTGCTGGTTGGTCCCCCCGGGAATTCGACGGTACGCCCAAGAAAAGAAACATGGCGTGATCGACCAGGATTGTGCACGGCTTGCGAACGCCGGCCGGCTGCCAGTGGACTATGGTGGCGCCATGTGCGGCCGATTCGTCCAGACCCCGATCCGAGACGCTGCTAGCCTGGGCTTCCCCCAGCTGGTGGGCGACCTGCTTTCCGTGCCGGCCAGCTACAACCTGGCGCCCACGCAGCGCGCCGCGGTAGTGCTGGACCGGGGCGACGGCCTGCAGGTGCAGCGGCTGGCTTGGGGCCTGCTGCCGTTCTGGGCAAAGGCGAAGGGCCTGCAGGGTGCCACCATCAACGCCCGAATCGAGACCGTGGCCACGAAGCCGGCGTTCCGCAGCGCGTTTAAGGCGCGCCGGTGTCTGATCCCGATGGCCGGCTACTACGAGTGGTCGGTGAGCCCAGAGGACGGGAAGAAGGACCCGTGGTTTATTCATACCGCAACGCCGCTTTGGGCGGCCGGCCTGTGGGAGGACGCGAGCAAGCTGCTCGGCGAGGACAACCTGGGCACCTTCACCGTCATCACCGGCGATAGCAGCGGCGTATCGGCTGACATCCACGACCGCATGCCGGTGTGGCTGGCCCCTGGCCAGGCCGAAGAGTGGATGAGGGCGGACGCCGACGGCGCCATGGCGATGCTGCTGGCCAGCGAGCCGCCGGCGATGGAGGCGTACCGCGTCAGCCGCGCCGTCAACACCCCGCGCAGCAACGCGCCTACTCTGCTGGATCCAGTGGCGTAGTCGGCTGCGTGGCTGGCTGGGTTGCGGCCTCGTAGACGGTATCGGTTGCCGCCTTGATCATCGCCATCAGCTTCCAGCCGGGCTCCGCCAGTTCTTCACCTGTGGTCGGGTCGATGATCGTGTAGGTGGCGGCCAGGAGGGTGCTAATCTGGGCGGGTAACACGCCCAGGAAGGTGCGCTCCAATACCGTGCCATCCCCCTGCGTCGTCAGCTTCTCGTAGTGGAACGTCACTGGACCATCGTTGGTGTAAGGGTTCCAGTCGATCACAATGCGAGGCGCGATCGCCTCGACACGCGTCCCAAAGGTGGTGTTCTCGCTCAAAAGGGCCATCCTGTATCTCCGGTCAGTATCCGGTTACGTCTACGGTCATGATGTGCATCTGGGCGCTTTCGGCTCGTGGCGCTGGCATGCCGAAGAACGCGTAAGTGCCCTCCCCTGTAGTGCCTTGGGCGACGGTGTATCCATTGCCATTTGAGGTAACCACCCCGGCGAAACAGGCCCACTGCCAGTCAGCCGTGGGGGTGGCTTGCACCCCGGTCCAACGGAAGCCAGGGACTGTGACGATTTGCGCGTAGGAACCAGGCCCCAAGTTGACGTTCGCCGAAGGTGTCGCTCCCTGTAGCGTGCGAGCGTCCACCACCTTCATGTACCGGTTCTGCGAGTCGAAGACCACACGCCCATCGGCACCGAAAACCTGCAGGCCGAAGCCCGGGCCCGATCGCGCGGGCGGCCGGTCGAAGACGAACACCTCAATCGTGTCACCGATCACCGCGCCTGGACCACCGTTGACGCTGATCCATCCAAACTCCCAGCCGCCTGCCACCGGCCGCGCCCGGCTGACGGTAAATGGTTTGCTACAGCGCGCGGCCACGATAGGGCGGTCTCCGGCCACCGCCAGGAATGCCTGGCGCCCGAACCCGCCAGTGACTGGTCCACCCGCCTGCTGGAACGTGAGCGTGTGTTTCGAGATGAAGGCGTAGTTGAAGAACTTCTCGTCGATGATGATGTTCTGGTTGTTGTTCACAAACTCAAAACCGGCAGGCATCAGTACGTCCCGTAGTAAAAGTGCGCAGCGCCAGCCCATGTCACGGTGGTCCCGCTAATCGCCGGGACGTTGACGTTCTCCGGGTACATGAGCCCGTTCTGATTCAGAACGGGGATCACGAAGGGGATTCCCTGAGCGAGCGCAGGCTCCTGGATGGAACCCGCCCCCTGATTCACGTACCCCAAGAGACGGGTCATGCGGCTGGTCAGATCGACCGTCAAGTTGCCGCTCGCGTCCCAGCATTGAAGTCCGGTAGGCATCAGCTGTTCCAGGTTCCGAGGCGGAGGCGGCGCACGTTGTTTTCGTCATACCCGAGGAAGTGGCCGTCGCTGTACTCCATGCGGCGCCCGCTCCCTGGAGAAACGAACCGCACCTTGTCGAACAGAAAATCGATGGTGCTTGTCGCGCCATTGTTCACTGACCTGATGCCAGCGACGCGTCCGTTGGCATCCAGCGACATGGTCCAGCTGGCGAAGTACGAGGCGAGTCCGTTCTCGTTGATGGTGGTACGTGCTTCCAGCGCCTGGGTGGCCGACGCTGTGCCGTTGACGGTGGTCTCGTCACTCCAGACCGTCGCCACGGGACTGCGCTCGAGCTTCATCCGCCGGAATGAGTAGTTGCCGCCGGCCGCGTTCTCTAGAATGATTCTTGAGTTAAGGCTCGCGGTGCCTGCAGGAACGATTAATGTCACAGCGAGAGGCTGCCAATTTCCGACAATACTTTGGTTCGATAACACGGTGGCCGATCCAAGTTGCTGCCCGGCACTGTTAAATGCGCCAAGTTCAAACCGGGCCGTGCCGATAGCGTTGGCTCGGCTAACCTCACCAGAAAGGGTGTATTGACCGGGTGGCCAGCTTCCCGACACTGCCTGATCGAGTGAAACGCCGCCCGCGACGCCATTTGCGTTGAAGAAGTGGCCCTGACCAGCGTCATAGTATGTCGCAGCGCTCCCGAGAACTCCGCCGCTCCACGCACGGAAGCCATCACGGAACGTCGGGTTCTGGAGTGCATTCGGATTGGAGTTGGTCCGCGCCGTGACGCCTGTGAGGGCAATGGCCTGGGCGTCCAGCTTGTTCCCTTGCTGCGCCACGGTGCCCTGAAGGGCTTGAACGGTTGATGCGTCGGCCTTGTTGCCAATCGCCGCGTTCGCAGAGTTAATCGCCTGGGTATTGGCGGCCACACCTTGTTCGGTTTGGGTCACCCGGCCGGACAGAGCGTTAACCGCTGAGGCGTCGGCTTTCCCCGGCAGCGCGGCAGCAACTGCGTTGGCCTGCTGTGCAACGGCTGCCAAGCCGGTTTCGGTCTGCTCGAGGCGCGTCTGCTGGTTGGCGATGATCACCGCCTGCGCACCAACGGCCTCCGCCAGGCTGTCGTACTCGCCGATCTTGCGCCAGTACGTCGTATTTGACGGCAGATTTCCGAGCGTCTCGACCAACGCGTAGTACAGACCACCCTGCCACTTCACCACCGCGGCCGGGCTGTATGCCACGTCTGCGTCGAAGTCGGCCGCCGCCAAGGCAGCCTCCAAGCTGGCGATCTGCGCGGCCTGGTCTGAAAAGCCAGCCGCCATTTCGGCGGCCAGTCGCGCCTGCTCGGCGAACAGGTCGAGGATCTCTTGGACAGTCGGCGGAGGGGTCGCAACCACGATTGACCCCTGCCCTGGCTTGCCTCGGACGCTGGCCGTGATCTTGAACCACCACTCCTGCCCGCTGCCGTCGCTGTAAAGGTAGCGGGTTTCCACCACCCGGGCGATCTCCATCCACGGGCCGTCCGCCGTGGGCCCCCGCTCAATGATGTAGATGACCCCCTCCTGGTCAACGGCGTCCCATTCGATCAGGACGCCGTCCGCCACCGGGTTGGGCACCACGCCCTCCACCGGTGGCACGTCCGGCGAGACGTACACGATCGGGAACCAGGACGACTGGCGCACCGGCACCGGGGTAATGGACGGCAGTGCGCCCGCCCCGATCTCGATCAGGGTGATTTTCCTTGCCTGCATGTGAATTTACCTTGCGTTGAGGGCTTCGCGCATTGCGGTGCTCGAGGTGGTACGGACCCCTTGGGTGGTGATCTGCAGCAGGCTCCGAAGCACCTGGTTCTGTTCGGCGAGCAGGGCATTGCTTTGCTGCACAGCTGCGGTCGTTTCGGCCTGCGCCTTGTTGTCCACGACCAGGTCAAACACCGCCCGGCTGAAGTTGTCGGGCAACGCCTCAATGGTGTCCGCCAACTGCCCCATGCTGGTGCCGTCCTCGAGATCGAGGTTGCCAACCTTCATCCCGTCGATCAGTCCGGTGACTTGGCCATACAGGGCGTTGTAGTCCTTGCCGCTGGCATAGAGGTTCCGACCAAAGCCCAGAGCCGCCTGAGCGGCCGCCTGCGCTGCACTGGAGTCACCACCCGACACTGCGCGCTCCAACTCACGCATCGTTGTCTGCAGCTTCTCCTGATCGGTCAACGGCGACAGGTCGCTCACCGACAGCCCGTAGGTCATCGCCTTCTTCTCGGCGTCGATCTGGGCCTGGAGCTTGCCCATGTTGGTGGCCCGCAGCGCCTCGATCTTAGCCAGGTCCTCAGCGCGCGCGCCGGACAGGCCCAGCGCCTTGGCGTAATCGTTCGCTGCCTTCACCTGTTGGCGATAGGTGCGCTCGATGGTCAGGGCCTGCGACTGGTAGCCGGTAAGGTCACCGGTGAGCAGCTGGGTGGAAACGTCTGCCATCAGGGTGGCGTAGTTGCCAAGCAGCCCGGTCACCTTCTCGATCTGGGTGGCCAAGTCCGTGCCGGCCACGCTGGCCAGGTCCTGGAAGTAATCAACAGCCTTGTTGACCTTGTCGATCTCCAACCCGTTCAGCGCGCGGCCCAGCTCGTCGGCGTTGCCTACCGCCAGCGCGATCGACGCACTCAGTGCGCCGAACACGTCCGAAGCCTCGAAGTAGTCGTCCAGCTGGCCGCCGAAGCCTGCGGCTTTCACGGACTCCGTGAACAGCCGGTCCGTCATATCGCCCAAGTAGGCCGCCAGCTGCTCCTTGGCTTCGGCCGAGTCGGCCGACAGGGTCAACTTGCCCAGCGTGACCTTCACCCCGGCGAGCTGCTGCGACAGATCCACGCCGAGCTGCTTGGCCAAGTCCGTGCTGGCGCCGCGCACCTGGCGCGCCGCCATGTCGAACGTGCGATCAATGTTCGGATCCAGCCCGGTGTACTGGGTCCATTTCTTGTCGCTCCGGAACAGGCCACCCTTGGCCTTGATGTCCGCGTAGCTCTGCCCTTCAAACCCGCCGAACCCGTAGCTGCCCGTCAGGCCCTGGCCGGTGATCTTGGGCGCGCTGCGCCCGAACAGCTTGGCGTGGATGCTCGAGCCGGACAGGATCGAGGCGGTCTTGTCGTTGAAGCCAAGCCCACGGAAGCCCTTATCGGCCAGGCCGACCGCGCCGGCGGTTGCAATCTTGCCAGCCCAGCTCTCTCCATTGGCGATGTCCCAGCCCTGATCGAACAGCTCGGCGTTCTTCATCATGCCGGCGACGATCCAGCCGATGATCGGGACCGCCGCAGCCATCGACGAGCTGGCCGCGCCGGCGCCGGCAGCGGCGGACGATCCACCAGCCGCCGCAGCACCGCCACCGGTCAGCGCCGCCACGTTGTTGCCGAAGCCCATCAGCGTTCCAGCGCTGGCGCCGCTGCTTGCCGCGCCAGCCCCCGCGCTGAAGAGCCCCTGCCCCTTCGACAGCAGGCCGGCGATGTTTCCAAGGTTCTGCCCGCCGCCAGCGGTCCCGTTGCCGCCGAACAGTCCCATCAGACTGTCCATGCTGAAGCCGCCACCCTGGCTGCCCCAGTTGCTGATCCCCTCCATGACCTTCGTTTGGATCGGAATAACCAGCTTCTGCTGCAGCAGCTCTCGGGCGATGTCGCGCAGGCCCTGCTTGGCCACGTCCTTCATGTCGTCCCAGAGGTTGTCGAAGTCGCGCAACCCGCTTGCCGCGAAGTCAGCGAGGGCATCAGCAGCCCCATCGACGCCGTGCATCACCACGTCGGCCCACGCCTCCAAGTTGGCCGCTGCCTCCTCCACCTGAATGGACATGGCCGCAGCCGCGTCGGCGGCGGCCAGCATCGAACGTTCGTACTCCTCATAGCTCGCCGCGCCCTTTGCCAAAGCGAGCGTCTCCTTGCTGCCCGCTGCTTCGACCGCTTTCTGAAGCTCCTGGCGCATGTCCCGCTCGTTCATCAGCTGGCGCCGATGGAGCTCGCGGGCGCGGCCGATCTTGCCCAGCATGGCCAACTCGCCATCCATAGTGGCGATTAGCGATTCAGGTCCTGCCATAGCGGCGTCGACCTCGGCAGCCACCTTGGCGTACTCGGCGGCGCTTTGCGCCATCAGTACGTTAGCGTCAGCTTGGGCAATGTTTCCTTCCCCCAGCAGGCCGTTGTACTCGGACATGTTGCCCAGGTGCTTCGCCATGGCCGCTGCCAGGGGCCCGCTCATTGCGCCGGCTGCCTCCTCCGCCTGTTGATGAAAGCGGTCTATGGATTCACGCTGCCGCTTGAGCGCCTCGGCCGCTTGCTTCGCTTCACCTGCCGCCTTGTCGCGCTCCGCCTTGCCAATGTTGCCAGTGGGCCGGTAGGGCACAGTGTTTGACTTAAGCGCTTCCTCCGGCAAATTCTGGCCGGCGTCAATCAGGACTGCCTGGGGCTTGTACCGCCTTGTCAGCTCACGTTGGATGCGGAGGCGTTCGTCCTCGAGCCGCTTTGCTTCTGCATCTCGCTTCTCCGACGGACTTTCGACGGCGAGCAGCAACTTGCGCCGAGCATTGAGCGAGCCCAATTGCTCGTTGAGGGCGTCTTCCGACGCAGCCCCAAGGGCACTGGGCGTTGCACCCTCAAGTCGCTGCAGCTCAGCGAACCGGTCGATGAGGTTCACAATCTGGACAGCGCCGTTCGCCATCTCGCCCGTCAGCTGGGCGGTCCAGCGCGTGATACTTGCGAAAGCGTTGCGCGTTTGCTCGGAGCCCATGACCTCCGTCAGGCTCTGTAGTTCGGGCAACAGCTCCTCGGCAACACTGTTCTTAAGGCCCTGCATCGCCAGGTCGGCCTGCACCGACATTTCCCGAAGCCGTTGCGTGGCCTTCGTGGTCTTGCCGTCAATAATCGCGCCAACGGACTCGGCCGCGTCGCCCCACTGCTTCAACCCGGCGCTATTGTTGCGTAGCAGCGGAATCAATGCCGATGCATCACTCGCAATGGCCTCCATATAGAAGGTCATCTCTGTCTGCGACAGGTTTGCTCGCTCCAGGCTCTTGAAGTAGAGACCGAGCGCGTCCGGGCCGGAGAGCTTTCGCATCTGCTCGGCGGTAACCCCTGTCCTCTTCGCGATGTTGTCGAAGAAGTCAGCCATGGCGCCGCCGCCGGTCTGAATATAGTCGCCGATCTTGTCCTGCACGTCCTTGAAGATGTCAGCCAATTTTTCGTGGGAAACGCCTACCACTTGGGCGCCCGCTGCCCACCGCTGGAACATCTGAGACGTGGTCCCCGAAAGAGCCGACATGCGGTCGTACTCGACGCTCAGTGCTGCTACTTGGCGGGTCCACTGGACCACCGCCGTGCTGCCGGCCGCCAAGCCCGCTGAGATCGCCACGCCAATCGCGGTGCCGGCCTTCTTCGCGGTCGCCTGCATGCCCAGCATGCTCTGTTCAAACTGGCGCGCAGACTTACCGGCATCCTTCACGAAGGAGCCCGTCTTCATGAGAAGGTCGACAGTGAGCGTGTAGAGGGACATGTAGGCTCCAGAAACAAAAAAGCCCCGCTATACGCGGGGCTTGGGGTGGGCTGTTAGGTGCTACTCGAGCCGATTCAATAGCTGGGAATGATGCCTCTCAGCCTGTACGACCCTTGCCAGGGCAACCAGGAATATCCCGAAGGCAATCACCCCAACACCCATGGTCGCTTGTGTGAGCATCAATGCGCCGGCGATGGCGGTCAGTATTGCGATGACGATCAGAACTATGTGCATGAACCCTCCGTTGGCACTGGAGGCCCCATATTGCCAGTCATCTGCCCTCAGGCCGGGATTTCTTCGAATTCGAGGTAACCCGTGAAGTACTGCCTGCTCACGTTCTCCGCGCTCGGCAGCTGTGTCGCATAGCCATACAGCGCAGCGCGCGCGGCCAGCACCGAATCGAACGCCTTTGTGCGCATGTCCCGATATTGCGGCACAACGCATGCGCGCCGGCGCCCGGCCATCGCGTGGGCTACGTTCTCCCAGTCCGCCCCGGCCAGCCCGCCCTTTCGAACCACCTCCGTGGCCCTGGCGCTCATCGTGGCCGTCAGGCGGCGAAAGGTGGCGCCGGCAACCGTGTTGACCTGGCCGCCCTTCGTGCGGGTGTGCATGCTGGTATCGATCGGCGCCACCGCCCAGCCGTCTCCGATCCCCACGTCCACGGCACGGAAGATGGCTACCTCGCCGACCTCGACGTTCGCGACCAAGGTATCGATCTGCACTGCAACGCTCGATACCGGACCGCCCGCCTGCGGAAACAGCCAGGCGCATACGCTGCCGTCGGGAAGGCGTATGGTGGTCGCGGTCGCGCCGGCGGCGCTGACCTGGACGCCGGGCGGGACGTTGAGCCCCAAGACCGCCACTATGCCGGGCACGATGGCCTCGGCCAAGACGATGCTGATGGACAGCGCGCCGGAGCGGCTGATGCGGCTGCGCCGCCCGGGCTTGCCATCGAAAAGCGCCGAGCCGCCATCGCCCGTCAGCCAGGTGCCTCCCACCAGCGAAACCGACTGGACCGCCGGCATTCCATACCCGATCAACACCGGATCACCCCCACACCGTCAAAACCACGTCCCCCGTGGCAGGGTTGCGCTCTACGCGCCGGACCAGCACCAGCTTGCCGCCGGCCAAGCCGTATCGGCTGTAGGAGATCCGACCGATCTGCCCGGGCTGCGGCGCCAGCTCCTGATCGCCGCGCACGCTGACCCGGTAGAAGAACCGCTGCTCGCGGTAGATGGCCACCACCCGGTCAATCTCTGCCTGGGCATCCACTGCGCGCCAGAACAGTGCGATGACCGGATCTGCGGCGTCCGCCCGGCGATAGTGCGGGTGCAGCGACCCGGCGCCGTACACCTGGGCCCGGAACAGGCCCGAAAGCTCGTCTCGGCGCCACTGGGGGACGTCTACCACGTCGGTGACCAGATCGGACGCCGCCAACGCCTGCGCATTCGGACGGTAAGCCATACGGCGGGTCAGGTTCGGCGCATCGTCCGGTACGCAGAGCAGGTCTTCGGCCAGGTCGTCTTCCATCAGGTCGAAGGCCGGCGCGCCGGCATAGCTCTCCGGCGCGACCACGCGGGTAAATCGCAGCGTCCCATTCGGATCCTGGTAACACGCGGCGCTGTAGCTGGGCAGGATCGCGTTCATTGCGTCCCGGCCGGTGATGGCATTGCCGGCGTAATAGCCGATGCCGGCGTATCCGGTCGCGGCGTCAATCGCGGCGCAGTCGGTGGCCACCCAGGCTGACTTGTCCAGTCGCCCCATGATGTCGGCCATCGCCTGCTGCAGCGTCGCGGGCTGCTGCCCTGGACCTACGCTGGACAGATCGGCCACCACCGGCGTCACCGGCGGCGACTTCATGATCAGCTGCTGGCCGTCGGGCGACACGCTGTAGGTGCCCGGCTCCATCGTGTCGCCACGATCCATGACAAGGTCGGCGAAGACCGGGCCGTCAGCCACGAACATGGCGGTGGCGTCGGAATTGGCACCCATCGCCGGTACGCTGGCCACCGCGCCGATCACAACCGGCTGGGGCTTCCATGCCAAGCCGGTGATGTTGGGCAGGAACACCCCGCGGTTGATTGTGCCGTCGAGGTCATCGTGGGCGTCCTTGAAGTGCAGTGTCTTGCTACCGTCGTCGTTGATCTCGATGCGGTCAACGGAGAAGCGGAAGACCGGCACTGTATCGTTGAGCATGCCGGCCTCGGACCCCATGCGGATCCGCACGGGCAGGCCGGACACGCCGCGCTGCGCCAGCTCGTCCAACCGTCCCTCTGCATCCAACACCGTGCACTCGGCGGCGCTGGTCTGGCTCACCGGTTCGCCGCCCCACGGCCAGAAGTTGATCTCGCTGACCAGGTTGATGCCCTCGGCCAGCACGCCCTCGAACCTGGCATTGCTCGGGGTGTCCCCGGGCGCGGTCAGCCAGTCCACGTCGGAAAGCCGAACAACCTCTGTTGCCGGCTCCGCCAAGCCCCAGCCTGCCGCAGCGGCCGGGCTGCGGGCGCCCCACTGACCAGCGTTGACGGCCATGTTTAGGCCGCCGGCCTCCGACGCTGCGAGCGCAGCGGCGAAGTAGAGCGGACCGGCCATGACGAAGTCACGCTGGTGCACCAGCTCGCCATTGCGGTACAGCTTCAGGCGATTCGGACTGCCAATCTCCACCAGAAGCCCGGCGGTGTCGCCACGGCCCACGAACGGGAGCCCAACAGCTGCGGCGCTGCCGTTGATCACCAGGCGACCGGCGGCCAGGTTCCAGCCCAGACCGCCGGCGGTTGCGCCCGGATAGGCGTCCAGCGGCGCCGAGCCGGTCACGATGCCCACGACGGCCGACATCTCGTCCTCGCCCCACACGGCGAACTCCACCCCGACCGTGCCTTCGGTCTGGGCAATGTCGGAGCGGGCCATGCGGTTTACGTCGGCGGCCGCTGTCGTGGCCAGTGTGAGCCCGCCATCGCGGGCAGCCAGCAACGGGCCAATGGGTGCCGCAGCGAAGCGACCGAAAGTTTCAGCCATGTGGCCTCACAGAGAATCGAACCAGTCCTGGGCCTCGTCCTCGTCGGAGCGGGGCAGCAGGGAATCGAGGAAATGCTTCATGCTTCGCTTGGTGCCGCCCTGGCTGTGCGCGGCGGTGATGTACGCCATGAAGGCAGCGGGCTTGATATGCAGGCTGACCGGGTCGATGGGGTTTCGCTTGTGAAATTCCCACCACCACAGGAACTCGCGCCGCGTCATCACGGCACGCAGCTCCCCGACGGACCGGTGCAGGTGCCCGGCGAGGACGTGCCAGAACCAGTCCTCGCCATGCTGCCTTAGTCGTTTCCCGCCTCTTCCTGGATCACCTCGGCAGCCTCACCGAAGCCGGCGTGCTTGAGGGCGATCTGCTGGAAGCTTGCCGCCACGCGCGGCTTCAGCTGGCCGGCCTGCTTCTCGGTCATGACCGTGCGGCCATCCTCGTCGCAGATGGTGGCAGCGATCAGCTTGGCGCGGTCGCCATCGGACCACAACTTGCGGAACTCAGCATCCGGCAGCGCGCGCACGTGGAACTGCGCGGTGACGCCGGGCTCCAGTTCGATGGTGTCGGGCTGCACGTCCTTGGGCGCGAACATGCCCAGGGTCTGGAAGGTCTGCAGGAGGGACTGCGTGACTGCGTCTTGCGCGGTCACCGGGTTTTCGTTGGTCTTGCTCATTGGCCGTTTCCTGAAATGGCGGCAGAGCGCGCGGGCCGCGCACGGCTAACACGCGGATGATCCGCGCGCTCTGCCAAAAGAGAAGGCCCGCCGGAGCGGGCCTAGAAGCCGTTCCCCTCGTTACGGGGCCGGGCGGTTGGTGATGACCGCGCCAGAGCCGCGGATGGTCATCGTAGCCTTCCAGACGTCGTTGTCGGCCACGTTCACCGCGAAGTTCTGGACAAATCCACGGAACTGCTTGGAAACCACCGTGGTGGGCGCGGTGATCACGCCATCGACCGCCACCGGCAGCGGTACGCCAGCGGTTTCGGACAGCGGCGCGGTGACCAGGAAGTCCACGACTTCGCCGGTGCGGTGCAGCTCTTCCAGCGCCTCGTGGTCTTCGGGGTCGTAGATCACCTCGATGGTGGTGCTGCCGGTCGCCTTGCGGCCGGCCACGAACTGATCCCAGTCGTCGTCGAAGTCGGAGATATCGATCTCCGAAGCCTGGCCGTCGGGGAAGCCGACGGAGCGGACGCGGGTCACCTTGATGACCTCGGCGGCGCCCACGGCGATGAAGAGCTGGGTGTGTTTGGACTTCAAGACAGGCATTGCGTTGTCTCCTGGAGTGGAGCCCGATCGCCGGGCACAAAAAAAACCGGCGAGCGCCGGCGGTTGGGGTTGCTGCTGCGTACGGTTACCGGAGTTCCAGCAACCGCACGTCGAAGGAGATGCCGAAGGCGCCGGTGTCGTCGTTGTCGGGGGTGGGGTTGTAGGATTCAATACTGCCGCGGCGCTCGACCTCATCGCGGATCGCCACGGCCGCGGCGTTGGCCTGAGTGAGGGACCCGCCCCACACGGTGATGCGCACCCGCCAACCGTCCGCCGGCGGGGCTTCGCTCAGCAGGTTTTCCGGGCTGCCACCGACGATGTCCCAGACGCCGTATGGCATCGCGGTATCGAGCGGCGCGGTGCCGTAGAAGAACCGGATTGGGTTGCCCAGCTGGGCCAGCACGCCGGCGCTGCCCTGCATCACTGCCTGGATCAGCGGAACCATCATTTCCAGCCCCTTGCCTTCATGATCTTGTCGATCGCGTTGCGGGTTTCATCAATCATTACCTGGGCCGCCTGCGGGCCACGGGCCTCCGCCGCAGGTGTCAAGAATGGCTTGGCGCGCATGTTCTTCGTGCCGAACTCGAGGAAGCGCCAGTAATAGGCCCATCCGCTCTGCTCGTAGAGCTTCCCAGCCCTGCCCTGCCGGCGGTTGCGTTTGGTGTTGGCGTACTTGACCTTCTTGCCGGTGCGAACGCCAACGGTGAAGTACTCGCCGCCGGCGCCCACTCCTGCCTTACGCCTTTCCTTCGCGGCGGCTCGGCGGACGACGATCTGCTGTGCCAAGAAGCCGCTGGCGCGAGGGGCGCGGCGCCGGGCTTCGTCCCGTATCAGGTTGCCGCCCTTGCGCATGCCCGTCTGGAGCGGCTTGCCCTGCAGCTCCCTGGGCAACTGCCGGAGGGACTGCAACAGGCCGTCGAGCCCATCGACGCGGACGGACTCAGCCACGAGGGATGACCTCGACGCGGCCGCGCCGTTTGTAGGTTCGAGCCGTCTCGCGGCGAGGACATACCCGGATCGGGTAGTGGTACACGCGAACAATGCCGCGCGTAGGATCGGCGGACATGACTCGCTTGATCATCACGCCGTCGAGGTACACGTCACGCGGCCCTCGCCCGTCGCCCCAGGCGTGGATATGGTCAGACATTCTCCCTCCCATGGACACACCGCAGGCGGATCTCCCGCATCCCGGTGGCGTCCAGCTCCATGGTCTGGATCGAAAACTCGGGGCGCTGCCCGTTCGGCTCGCTCTCCCAGACCACCCGCATCTGGGTATCGATGCCTGGCAACCAGCGGAAGTTGATGCGGGCATCGGTCTCTGCGCGCTCCGCGCCAGCCGCGACGCCTTCCCGTCCGGGCCCGGTCAGTACCTCCGCCGGTATGCTCGGATAGACGCTGCCCCACTGCTTACTTGGCTGCCCACTCAGTGGATCAGGCTCGCCCTCGACGATGCCTAGAATCGTAACCAGGTGCCGATACCTACCCGCGTCGGTGCCCATGTCACACCCCCAAGCCGCGGCGATGCGGCCACAACAGGGCATGCGCGCCGGAGGGCAGCTGTTGAGCGGGCTCCCCGGTCACGTCTTCGCGATTGCGGAACAAATGCCCGGTGATTAGCAGCACCGCCGCGCGGATAGCGTCGTTCACCACAATGGGTTCCTCGCCGGCAGAGCCATCCAGCACCGCCGCAGCCAGTTCGCCGGCGGTGGCGTAAACCTTGCGGTTCAGGAAGTCCTCGGCCGACTGCTCCGCCGCACCGACGTACAGCTCAAGCTGAGCGTCATGGTGCGGCATTGCAGCGACCTGGGCACGTGCCTGCTCGATCGTGACCAGGCGCATGTCATTCGGCCTTCAGTGCAGCTTCCAGCGCAGCGACGACGGTCTTGCGGTCCTTGCCGGCCTTCTCGGCGTCGAGGGCGGCCTGCAGCAGGGACTTATCCCGCTGCCCGGCCAGCGAGGCGATTACTTCCTCAGCGTTTCCGTCGACAAACTGTTCGCCCGGCGTCGGCGTGCTGTCGCTACTTCCACCGGCGGTGCCGGTGCCGGTAGTCTCCGCCTCGGGCACGCCGCCCAAAAATTGCACGAGGCCCTTTTTCTCCAGCTCTTCGGCCTGCCGCTGGTTTCCCACAGTGAACCGGTCGCCTACCTTGCGGGAGCCGTGGTGATCAAAGCTTGCAATCGCTCGTACTTCGTACATGTCCTGTCTCCAGATAAAGAAAAGGGCGGCCAAGCCGCCCTCTTGAGGAACCGTGACGACGCCTTAGGGGGTGTCGAGGTCGGTCATGGTGCCCTTGCGGAAGGCCTCGGGGCGGTACAGGGTCAGGGCGACACGCTCCTCCATGAGGATCTTCACCATGTTCTTCACGAAGTCGCGGTCGTCCTGTGTGGCAACCATGACGTTTACGTCCTCACGGTCGTGGATCTCAACGGCGATGCCGCCGCCGAAAGCGCCCACCAAGAACTCGCCGGCACCCATTGCCTGCGTCGGCACCACGTTGCGTCCCCACAGGGCCGGCGTGGTGATGCCGCGCGGGTTGGCGAACAGGTAAGCATTGTCGTCGGTCTTCTGCAGCTCGATCGCCGCCCAGTCCAGCGGACTGATGACGATGCCGTCGGCCCAGGCTTCGGCCAGCTCGACCTGCAGGAGCGCCAGACGCAGACGGTCGATCCGGGTCTCGTTCTGAACGGTCACACCAGGGTTGGCATACGCGAGCGCCTGCGTGAAGATGCCGTCGATGTTCAGGCCGACACCCGAACCCTTCAGCAACTGCGCCTCTTCCTTGAGCTTCAGGCCATGGCGCAGGCGGCCGTCGATGTAGCCGCGAAGCATCGGGATGTCCGACAGGACCTGACGCGATGCGTGGATCCAGTGGGCGATGGTGGCCACCGGCGCAGAGTCGGCTTCGAACGTCAGGTTCGACTCCGGCTTCAGACCGGTCGGGTTTTCCGCCACCACGTCCGCGCCGTTGGTGAAGCCCGTCTCGCGCACGAACTCGATGGAGTTCGACGAGGTGCGGACGACGTTGATCAAGTCGCGGATGGTCAGACGACGCAGGCCAGGGGCGATGATGCCATCACGACGCTGCGGAACGATGAGGTCGCCGGCCGACGCGCCGTCGCTGGTCACGACCGCCTTCACGTCCATGTGGAACTTGCTGCCGCCGCCACCGGAGGCACGCGCCGCCCACGCCTGGAATTCCTCGTTCGCGACGACTTGGTCGCCCATCGACTGTGAGCCAGCGAACTCGCCGCCACCCTGCTCCAGCTTTGCGACCAGCTGTTCCGCCGACTGCAGACGCGCCTGCAACGCACCCTGCTCGGTCAGAAGCTTGTCGACGCTGGCGCGGGTTTCTTCGGAGAGCTTGGCGTGAGCCTTGATCTCCTTCTCGGCCTTCTCGGCCTGTGCCTTCACCTGGTCGTTGATCTTGTCCAGGGTGGCTTGGATCTGTTCGGGAGTTGCCATGCGGATGTTCCTCAGTTTGCGGAAAGGGGATGCCGCAGAAGCGCGGCGTAGCACTGCTCGGTTGCCGGTTCGTCCCGGCGCTCGGTGGGATCTCCCTCACCGCTGCCAGCGGGGTCACCCGCGCTGGACTTGAGTTCGCTGATGAGCCTCATGGCTTCCGCCTTCGGCATTCCGGACGCCCGCAGCGCCGACTCAATCCGGCGCACGGCAGAGGCGCTCGTCTTGCCCGCGCCGCGCTCGACCTGGTCGGATGGCAGCAGCTCGTCCGCAAAACCGCCGTCGATCGCGTCACTGCCGGCGATCCACGTCTCAGCGTCCATGAGCTTGGCCATCGCCTTTTGGTCCTGCCCGGTGCGGGCTGCGTAGATGTCGGCCATGGCCCTGTCAAAGGGTTCCAGCGTCTCCGCGTACTCCCGCAGGTCGTTGCGATTGCCGGCGGCGACCACCCACGCGTTGTGGATCATCAGGAAGCCAGCTCGCGCGATCTGGACGGTGTCGCCGGCCATGGCGATCACGGAGGCCGCTGAAGCTGCCAGACCCAGCACCTTCACGGTCACCTCGCCGTCGTGCTCCCGCAGCAGGTTGTAGATCGCCAGGCCCTCGAACATGTCGCCGCCGGGACTGTTCATGTTGACGACCACAGGACCCTTACCCAAGCTACGCAGCGCGCCGGCGATCCGCTTGGCGGTGACGCCCTCACCGGTCCAGTAGTCCTGGCCGATGACGTCGTACACGCTGATCGAACGATCAGCTTCTTCGTTCGCCGCGGCGCGCACGCCCGGGTTCCATCGATCCAGCGCACGGGGCTGGATTTGACTGCTGACGCCCGCGCACACCCTGCCCTCCGGCGCTCCCGGCAGCTTCTTTATCGTCATCTGTTCAGTCCTTCTGTGGCTCTTCTTGGAAGCCCAGGAACGCACGAATAGCGGCCCGGGCCTGATTTGCGTCGGACGCCTGCCCCAGGGTGTCCAGCGTGGTCATGGCGCTCTGTACCGTCAAAACTGCGGCGTTGCCGCCCATCGGCTCCCGGTCCTCGAGTTCACGCACTTCATCGCGTGTCAGCACGCCGTTATTCACCATGGCGGTGTAAAACGCTGCGCGGCCGGCGCTGTCGGCGCGCAGCAGCCCCTCCACCGAGAACTTCGGATAGAAGCGCGCCCGGTCTGCGGGCGTCATCAGGTCCTTCGCAATCGCCTGCTCGATCCGCTTGAGCCAGGGCGCCAGCGTGAATGTCAGGAACCCGATCATCTGCTGCTCGATGCCGGTGCCCCAACTGCTCGACTTCTCGGTGTGACCTACCATCCACGGCGGCACGCGGAACCAGCGACAGATTTCCTCTACGCTGAATCCTCGAGATTCCAGCAGCTGCGAGTCGGCAGGGTTGATACCGATGGTCCCTACGTCGGTGCCGCCCTCCAACAGCGGCGTTTCGCCGCGCTCGACAGAGCCCAGGACGTTCTGTCGAAACTCGTCGCGCTGGGTGGGCTTCAGGAAGGCGGCGATCTTGTAGTAGACGGTCTGCAACATGCCGTTGCTGAAGGTTCGGGCTGCCGCTCGATCGGCCGCGATGGCGCCCCCGAACACATGCGCGCCGTAGGCGATGACTGAAACGCCATTCTTTCCGTCAAGGGTGAAGCCGGGAATTTCCCAGATCCGTTCACGCGGGATGACTCGCTGCCGCCCATCTTCCTCCGTGTAGCGCCACTCCTTCCTACCATCCGGCCCCCGTGAAACCGCCAGGCGGTTCGGGCTGAGGAACTGTAGACCGACGACCCTGCCGCCGATCATGAGTTTTTCGGCGCGCCCGGCTCCGCGCAGCAGCATCGCGGCGACCGTGGCCTCCCAGTGCACGGACGCTGCCGAGTCCGAATTGGGTTGATCGCGAATCACGAAGTGCAGTGGATGCTGCGGGGCCGGGCGCTTCCCGCTCGCGGAGCGCTCGTACATACCCAGCGGCAACGTGGCAATCGTCTCGGAGATCAAACGAACGCAAGCCCATACAGCAGAGACCTGCATCGCGGTCTCGGGCGTCACGGACACCCCGGCAGGCCCGCGCGGGCCGGTCACCGCCGACCAGCCCGCCTCTTCGGTAAGCGCAAGAGGGATGCCGAGCCACGCTCGGACTGCGGTCGCAATTCGCCCGGGTTGCTTCAGCGCCACGGCCGTCATGCTTGGCTCCTGATCGGCGCGGAGAGGAATCCGTCCATGTCGCCTTCGTCTTCGCCTGTCGGCATCGACAGGCCGATACCCATCAGCAGCGTGGCCATGTCGTCGATCTTGTCCGGCGAGCGCTTCTTGTCAGGTTTCATGTTCAGGTTCCCGTCCTTCACGGCGATCAGGTTGGAAGCGCACCAGTTCAAAACCGGGTCGTTTCCGTGTTGGATGCTCTTGCTGATGTAGGCCCGTTCCAGCTCCTGCATCGCCGGGTGGTAATTCTTGGTGGTCTGGTTGAATTCGATCAGCGGGTGACCATCAGCCAGCAGTCGCTGGCTGATCTCCTGGGCGTTCCATCGGTCGTACCCGATAGCCAGCGGATTGAACCGTTCGATATCCTCCCGGATGCGGCTCTCCACCACGGCGTAGTCAGTGACCTCGCCCTCCGTGACTTCGATCAGCCCCGCCGCCACCCAGCCGGCATAAGGCACCACCCCACGCTCGGTACGCGCGCGAATGGCTTCCGACGGGACAAAGCGCCGGCCCCACGTGTAATAGACCCCGTCGACCTTCCAGACCAACCGCCAGGACGTGAGGTCGAGCGTACTTGCCAGATCCAAGGCGCCCCAGCAGGGGTGCCCTGCGAGCCAATCCAGATCGACCTTGCCGCCGCAGCGCTGCCACTTTGTCAGGTCAACCCAGCCAGTCGCCGACGACGCCGGCCGGTTGAGGCGCTTGATTTTGAACTCGGCCAGCTTGGACGGCATCTGCCGCGCCTCGACGGCCTCCTTGCGGATCGCCTTCAGTAGGTGCGGGTTGGCGTCCATCAGCGGATTGGCCTTGGGCCAAGCCGATTCGTCGAACTCGTCGTCCTCGTCGTCCACCGCAAAGAACACCACCAGGAAGTGGTCAGCCGACTCGCCCAGGATCCCCTGAAGCACCTGCTTGGCGAACTGTCGGATTTCCCCCCACGGTCCCGGATTCGTATAGCCCTCCGTTGTGGTGTAAAGCCACAACGGGTTGCTCCGCGCGCCCGCAGCGGAGGTAAGTACGTTCAGCAGGTCGGCTGATTTGTGCGCGTGGATCTCATCCAAGCCCACATGCGATGGGTTCAGGCCATCCTGCGTGCTCGCCTTCGCATTGATGGGTTTGAAGCTCGCCCCAGTCTCCACACGGCTGATGGCATTGGCCCAGCAGGCCAGCCCGAAGGCCTCCTGCAGGTCCGGGGTTTTTTCCGTCATCCGCTTGGCGACGTTGAAGATGATTCGCGCCTGGCTGCCGGTTGTGGCGGCCGAGATGATCTGGGCGCCCTCTTCCTCTTCACAGCACTGGCAGTACAGAAGGATCGCTGCGGCCAAGGTGGACTTCGCGTTTTTTCGCGCCACCGCGAACAGCGCCGATGTGAACCGGCGGCTCCCGTCCAGGTTTCGGAATCCGAACAGCTGCACCACGAAGAACACGTGCGAGCGGTGCAGCTCGATCTCCGGCCGAGCCCACTTGCCTTCCACGTGCGGCAGCTTCTCGATGAAGTCACAGGGATCGCAGGCATGCCACTCGTCGAACAGGAACGGCGGCCGCTTTCGGCTGGCGCGCTTCAGGTCGGCCAGGAACCGCTTTCCCGCGAGCCGTATCCACTTGCCGAACTTCTTTCCCTTCTTGTCGGCCACCGCCTCTTCGGCATACGCCGTGGCGATCCCGACGTAATCACGCACGGGTCTTCCGCTTCGCCCCGTTGTTGGCAAAGGCGTTGCCGGCCCTTTCGGTGTCACCCGCAGGCCTCACCTTGCCCTGGGCTACCGGGGTCAGGCCGAAGTCGTTCATCAGGCCGCGTACCTGGGCCACCATCGAGGCAACGGGTGTCTCCCCAGCAGCGTAGAGCTGGACGGTCTTCCCGTGCAGGGCGCACAGCTGGCCGAGAGCCGACAGGCCGGCCTCGGTCAGCAGTCTGTTTGCGTGAAGAATTGGCGCTAGGCGGTCCCATTCCTTGATGGCGTGCGCATTGGGCAGCCAATCCGGAGCGGGCGGAACCTCTGACACCAACGGGAGATCGGCGACCTCCGCTGGCGCGTCCCGGTCGGGGCGATCCGTCCCGGCAACCACCTTCAGCGATGTGGGCTTGCGGGGGTTTGCCATGACTGTTCCAAGGGCGGGATGGCCGCACGCGAAAAAACGGTTTTTCTCAACTGACGGTGCAAATAAACAGAGGGGCGCACGTATCGGGACGAGAAGGGCCTCAACTTTTGTCCCGCCCCTCCCCGTTCGTCCCAGCTCCGGTCCAATCTCGCGCGCGTGCGCGGCGGTTGCCGAACCCGCCATCCTCGCGCGCGGTCTTCGCGCTGTGGCAGGGTCGGCATAGGCCCTGCAGGTTGGTGAGGTCGTTGTTGCTGGTATCTGCGTCGATGTGATCGACATGGCTTGCTGCCCGCGTCCTGCCCTCAGCCAGGCAAACAACGCAGAGCGGTGACTGGGCGAGCACCAAGCCGCGCAGCCTCAGCCAGTACGTGGAGTTCGTTGCGAGGGCCCGCTCGCCCTGGCGGTCCCTCGCCGGGGGCGCATGTTGCTTTACCAGCCCGGCATGAGGCCGGTGCTTGGGCGCCCGCGCCGGCATCAGTACGGATTCCCGTCCAGGTCCAAACGCTGCATCTCCTCTCCATCTGCAACGGGGTTACCAATTTCTTCGCCCAGCAAGAGTGCCACTGACTGAACAAGCAATCCGATCTGCTCAGCCTGTTGCGCGATGTGCCGACCTTGCTCAGCGATAGTGACCTGCTGCGCCTCAATGGCGGCGAGCAGACGTTCCGAGCAGGTCATGGAACCACCGCTCTGTCCGCAATAATCACGGCTTGGCAGGAGTTGACGTGGTCGTTGGCGTCACGCCCGACTTGAACAACAGCCCCCGCAACCTCTGCTCGTAGTTGGGCGTGCGCATCACGTTCGATGGTGCCGGCGACGGCTTGGGACAGGAGGCTGGTAGTACAGGTGGCGAGGTCGTCGCGCAGCTGGAGGTCGCCAGTGCGCAGGTCAGCCACAACAGCATCAGGGACGGCCTCGGCTGCAGCTCGGTCTTCTTCATGCTTCGCTCCGATGTTGGCCATGGTGTTGGCTTGACCGTGTTCGATGGCTCGCGCGCTCTGTACCTGCGCCACGACCGCTACGGCCTGCTTTGTCTGGCCCTGAGAGACGCTCAAGTCAGCAGAGCGGTCTCGCCATTCCCAGCCCGCCCAGAACGAGGCGATCGCCAAGCCAATTGCGAGAGCAAGATGCAGTCGATTCATCCGCTTACTTCCGGGGGGATAACGGCACCGAGACCGCGCAGTGAGGCCTCCAATGACAGGACCCGCAAACGTAGGCGGTGCGCTTCTTCCTGCGCAGCCATACGTAGCCTCATTTCATCTGCAAGCTGCTGGCCCATCTTGATTTGACTTGCCTCAAGTCCTTCAACTCGGGCGGTAAGACCGGCAATCAGGGCTACGCTGCCATCTGATTCGGCCTTGTCCTGCTTGCGGCTCAGCACCGCGCCGATGAATTCGCGCGCGATCCACAAGGCTGCGGCACCACCGGCAAGCCACCAGGGTGCGGTCGTCTCTTCCATCAGGGCACCTCGGCAACAGACCGGACGACCACACGAACGGGTCGGACAGCATTCATGGGGCGAGCACCTTCAGCGCACGCGCATAACGGGCTCGGCGATCCGCCGCGCCGGTCTGGCCGTTGTTGATGCGCTCGGTGATCGTGTCGAACTGCCCGGCGTCGGCCAGGCGGTTTAGGTTACGCGTCTCCCAGTACGCGCCAGCTGCGAGCGCGCCCCACTTCGGCAGTTCCAGTAGCTCTGGCTGCGCCTCGAAGTCGGGCACGCCTGCAATGCCCTTGGCCCGCAGGGTGTCCCGCATGCCGGCGTAGTTGGCCTTGCCGGTGTTCTGGATCGGGCCGCGCCCGCGATACCTCCATCCGTCCCCGCTCGCCTCCGGCCCGTTGCCCATCCGGCCGGCATAGGCGTTGTTGGCAATCGCCTGGGGCTTCCGCTCCAGCGCGCGCGCCAGCTGGTTCGGGACACGAGGCTTGGCCTTCGGGTTCACCGCATACCGGCTCGGCCAGGTGTCGGCCAGACCCTGCGCACCGTAGTTCAGCCCTTCGACCACGCGAGTCAGCCCTGCCGACTCATGCCCGACCTGCGCGAGGAAGGCGGCGGCACGCTTCGGGGTGGAAATGCCGAACACCCGGAACGCGGTGTTCAGGGCGTCCACCCAGGTTGCGGCGACGGCAGCGCTGCAACCCACCGCCTGCTGGATTGTCGAGGCGGTCAGGATCATGGGGGTCCAGAAATGGAAAACCCCGACTTGGGGCCGGGGTCGGGTCGTGCGCGATAGTAGTAAATCTACCCTTTAAAGTGCGGGAGCATCAATCCCGCACCTAGCTACGCCACAGTTTGAAGGCCAGAGCGGCTACCGTTAACGAGGCGGGGGGAAGGATTGAGGAGGTGCCAATGGCTGCGGCACCTGACAGGCATCCGGAGAGTGTACGCCCATGTTTCGCGTCAGCACGCCTGAAATCCTTTACGGATATCCCTTTGTAAATCTCCAGATCGTCTAGAAACGCCCCTGCTTTAGTGTTGTCCTTGGGAAGTAGCAAACGCATCTGTTGCGCGATCTCAATTGCACTGCGCTGAGCGACCCAAAGCAGGAATGGCGTAACGACCTTTGATCGAAGAACGACTCCATGCATGGTGAACAGGTCTTCGATCCTGGTGTGAATGTCCCATATCGTGTCCTGATCGATGCGCAGCTGAGGAACTTCCTCCAACAACATTTTCCATCTGATCTCAAGCATAGTCATCCGTTCCGCGACGCGCGCCGGCGACGGCGGCGGGTCAGCCGACACCTCCACAAGGATGCACTTGAGCAGGTCGATATCCGAGCAGTAACTTCGAGTTCGGTTGATGATCTCGATCGATTCTTTGAGGATCACCGATATTTCGGCTCCGACTGAAAGCTCCAGGTCCAGACGTTTAACCCGCTTGAACGCCAACATAGATGCGACTGCCACCACGACGCCGGCTGCCGCGATCGCGGCCTCCGGCTGGCTGGAAATCCATTCGCCGAGCTCGAAAAGGCGCAAGGGGGCAACCCCAAAAAGCGACTCTGCCTTCCAGTAGACGAGGGCGAGCAGTACCAGGACGACGGATGGGCGACGGATAAATGCCAAACCGGAATACGCTAGTAGCGCCAGTGCCAATGATCGCCGCTTACCCTTGCTGTCCATTTCTCAGGCTGCCTCTGGGTTGTCCCTGCCGAGCGCCATCATAAGCGCCCAAGAGGCTTCCTGTTCAGCCTCTTGCATGCGTTCAAGCAACCACTCGTACACCCCACGCCACTTGGCGCGATATGTGGATTCGTCCCGTCCCAGCGCCGCGGCGCGGCGCCGGTCGCTGACTGCCACCACGCCGGAGCCGCCACACACCTTGCAGATCACCCGAAGGTCTCCTGACATCAGCTCTCCCCTACCCTCGCAGCCGTGGCAGTGCGGCCGCTTGGCGATCTCGCCAATCACCGCAGCGGCCAGGCTGGGCAACGACTCCAACGTGCTGATCGGCCAACACTGGGCCTTCAGCTGGCCCAGCCGATGGGCAGCACGGTCGCGCTCGGCGCGCTGCTCGGCGGTCACGGCACCGGCCCAGCCCATGCACACCTCCGCCAGGCCCAGCTCGGTGCGGGCGTCTGCCAGCTTCCGCTGCTGCCGACGCAACTCCGGGGTGACCAGGGCGATCACCGCATCCCGCAGCCGGTGCCGACGCAGCGCCGCGCCATCCGGCCACCAGCACGCCTCGAGCAGTTCCCGGCCCAGCCCCGCCGGCACCATGCCCAAGGCAGCCGCGATGTCCTGGTTGGTGAGGTCGGGCGTCCCGCCGCGGCCGGTGTCGAATTTGACGGTGCTCGGGCCCAGGCGGGCCATCAGCTCGCGTACGTTACCCATGTCGGTTCCCCAGTTGATCGTTGATTTGTCCCGCACCCGTGATACGCACCACCACCTGCCCGCCCGGCCGGCGCTCGTCGCTGACAAACGGGTGGCTGATGAACCGCTTGTCGTCGATGCCCAGCACCTGGGCGATTCCATCCCGGTACGCCTTACAACGGCCGATCATGTTGTCGTCGTCCGGTAGCTTCTTGCCCGGCGCCTGATAGCAGTCGATCCACAGGTGCAGCCGACCCTCCGGCAGCCAGGCTCCACGCCAGCCGGCCTCGAAGGCCAGGACCACCGCTGTCTGCCGGGCAACTTTGGTAGCGGCTGCCTTGACCCGGTAATGCACCCGCGTGTTCGGCGACAGGTCCTTGCTGGGCCAGGGCAGCACCAGCTCCAGCGCGCGCTCCCTCATGCCGGCACCCGATCCCATGTCGTCGGCAACACCTGCACCCGGCCGCCACGAGCCAGGAACTGTTCCAGTGTCTCGCCCTTCTCCACGGCCTTCAGCCTTGCCGGTGCCGGCGTGTTGGCCGCCTGCAGCTCCACCCGCGCAGCGCGCGTTCTGACAAGGCTGGCGGCCCGGGTGATCGCAACCCGTTGCGGCGGGCGGCGCGAGGGCGGCGTCGGCTTGGTCTTCAGCTTGCCGCTGTGCCTGTAGGTCGCGGCCTGCCCCAGGCCCGTCTTGAGCACGTAACTGTTGCGCACCAGGGCCGGCAGCGCGTTCCGGATGTTCGTCCGCTCTTCGGCCTGGCCGACACCGGCCACACCCATACGCTCGAACAGCGCCTGGTGTGTCAGTTCCTCGTCGGGCGTCGCTTCGAATACCTTGCGCAGGGCGTCAGCCCGCTCTCCATAGATTCTGGTCATGCCGCTTGCCTCAGTTCATTGACCGCCGTCTGCTGCTCGATCAGCTCGTCGTCGGTGCCGTACGTTTCGTGGAAGACCCGGGACCCATCCATCAGGCTCGGGCCGTATACCTCGCGCATCGTCGCGAAGCTGTTCCCGCCCAGCGGATGCCGGCGGTGGTGCCAGGTGCACAGGGCGAACCCGAAGGCGTGGCCACGGCGGACGTTCCCGCTCTTGGTGTGGTTGTAGTCGCAGCCGTAGACCACCAAGCCGGGCTCCAGCAGCTGCTGCGTGACCAGCGACAGGCACGCCATGCAGGGCCCCGCCTTGGCCAACAGCATGCGGGCCCGCTCGGCGGCGGTCGGCGGTGGCGTCTTCGACCACATCAGCGCCCGCCTCCCCTGCCCTTCTCGTCCTTATCGGCGCCGCGCCACCCGTGCTGCCACGCACGGCCCTTCTCGCTGAGCGGCTGCAGCTTCTTCGGCTCCAGCTCGTCGGTGGATCCCACCCACACCAGGTGCGGGTTATCGCTGAGCCGCTTGCCGTCCAGCCGGGCCGAATAGCCGGCGTTGATCTCTGCGGCGAACTTGCTGCGGGTGTCGAATGCCGTGAAGTCCATCAGGCCCTCGCCAGCTCATGGGTGCGAGGCACAGTGAAGCCCGCAGCGCGCGCGTGCCCGCCACCGCCGTACAGCTTGGCAACCTCGCTCACGTCTACGCCCTGGTCGGTCGAGCGCAGGCTGAACACCCGGCCGCCGTCCTTGTCGTAGTAGCAGGCGGCGAACGGCTGGCCTTTCGCCATCAGGTGCCCGGCATCGCTCGCCAGGGTGTACGGAAGGCTGGCCACCGGCACGCTGTAGTGGCCGATCACCATATGGCGCTTGGCGACCTGCACCAGCTCGGCAACGTCCTTTTGGTGCTTGCGCTCGATCGCCACACCCTGAGCGCGCAGGGTCTCTACCGGCGTGGAGGCCAGCAGGTCCCACACGTCGAACTCGTAGGGGTAGCTGAAGACCGCAGCTTGGATCTCGCGCGTGCCCGGCAGCGCGAAGCGCCACAGGTCACGATCTTCCACGTGGTCGACCAGCTTCGGTCGGGGCACGCCCGGGTGGAAGAAGTCCCACGCGATGCCGGCGCCGCTACGGTTCATGTCGAATAGCGCGTAGATCATGCAGAAGCCCCGATCGCTGCAGAAACCGGCCTCCTGCGCCCGTCGAACATGCTCCCAGTTGCGGCATCCGTCCCAATCCGGCCCGTCCATCCTCCAGACGACCGGGCCGGGGCTATCCAGCGGCGCCTTGCTCCAGTCCACCAGCTCGGCCGCCGCGCTCTTGTGGTGGTCGAGGACAAGCATGGATCGAGCGGACCGCTGTAGCTCATGCATAACCGCCGGCGGATAGCTGAAGTCCACCAGGATCACATCCCGCCCCGTCGCGTCCGGCGGCGGCTCGTTGTGCACCCCGGGATAGAAATCCGCGTCCATGGCTTGGCGGACGGCCCATGCCGCGGTGAACCCGTCGGCGCAGTTGGCGTGGTAGACCACAAGGGGTTTCATCGGGATTCTCTCCTGCTCGATTCGGCGGTTGCAGCGCGCGTCGGCACGCCATCGGGAATGGGACCGGCATAGCCGGTGATCGGGATCTGGCGGCACCCTTGGCGCCACACCGTTTGGCCCCGCGTTGCGTACAGCACCAGCGGCTTCACTCCGTAGCCGTATCCCAGATACCAGCCGGGTTCGGACACGGGCATGCTCACGGGGCGTATCTCGACATCGATGCGAGCGGGCGTCTTGCTCATGCGGCCGCCTTCGGGCTGGGCGCAGCGAGGAGCTCAGCGACCGCAGCCAGGTGCGCGCGCGTGCGGGCGTCAGCGTCCGGTGCCGGCTCAACGCGGCCGGCCAGCAGCGCAACCGGGTTGAAGCTTGGCGTGGCGGCAGGAAGGGCGAGATGTTCGGCTACCTGCTCATGTGCGAGGTGGCCTGCTGCCACGGCCTGGCGAAGAACGCTGTCCCGGCCGGACACGTCGGAGCCAAGGGACACGTGGTGGCCGCCGAGCTCGCCGGCAGCACGCGCCTCCTTCACCAACCGGGTGTAGACCTCAAGCAACGCCTGTCGCGCTGCGATCTTGTCGCCAGCCATCACGAGCGGGTATGCCGCAGCCCAGCCATCCCGGGTCTGCCCGGTCCAGACGACCGTTGCGCCTTCGTCAGCCGCACGGATGGCGATCGCCCATGCCTCGTTGGGTGCCGGGTGCCCGTCTTCAATCCGCTCGAGGATCGCTGCGAGCGACAGCCGGCCCTTCAGCTCCCGGCGGCACGCGGCCAGCGCGCGCTTCAGCACCGGCAGCGCATAGGCGGCCAGGTCGTCGGCCATGAACAGCGCCGTGGTCGGCCGCAGCTGCTCACCGATGACTTCTGCAGTCACAACCAGCAGCTTCACCAGCTCTTCCTGCTCGCGATTACTGAGCATTGCCGGTCCTCCGTGCCCGCAGCATGTTGATCGCTTCGTCGGCCGCGCTCAGGTTCGACTGGGTCTGGTCGGTGTGCTGAGCGCTGGTGCTGGTCACCTGCCGGCCGGTGGCCCACTGCGTGCGATACGCCTCGGCCCCTGCCAGCAGCACGCCCAGATCGTGCATCCGCTTCACGGCGTACTGCTCGTTTACGCCCAGGAACCAACTGGCCACATGCGGCGCCTCTTCCCGGCCCAGCCGCTTCACCAGCTCCCGGACGTTGGCGTTGACCTTGGCGTTGCGCACCGGGTCGACGCCGTGCCGCTGACGATAGGCCGTCCGATAGGCGGCCCAGGTCTGCTTGCAGGCCTCCTGCATCTGGGCTTCCTGCTCCGCCTTAGACGGCGGCGCGATCAGCGCCGGAACTGACGGTTCTCCTGACGGTTCAATGAGGGTTATATGACGGTTAGGCGGCACGGGGCGCACCTCCAGACCTGCGCCCGCTGCCTCACCCCCTGCACCGGGCGCATCCCCCACTGCACCGGGCGCACCCCCTGCATGGGGCGCATCACCTGCGCCCGGTGCATCCCCGGATTTCGCGGCCTTCCGCTTGCCCTTGGTGCCGGCCACTGCGGCGTTGAAGTTGCTCGGGGTGACGACGTAGACGTTGCTGCTGTTGAACCGGCGCTCGCGGGACAGCAGCCCGACAGTCTCCAGATGGTCCATCGCCGTACGCACAGCGCGCGGCGACATGCAGCAACGCTTGCCGATGGTGGCAATCGCCGGCCAGCACACGCCGTCGTCGTTGGCCTGGTCGGCCAGCGAGATCAGTACCGCCTTCTGGGTGACGCTCAGGCCCTGCAGCGGCCAGCAGCTGCTCATGATGATTGTGGACATGGCTTAGACCGCCAGCGTGAAGTTGTCGCCCGGGGCCACAGGCCACCAGGTGCATGCGCTACGGCCGCTGACTTCGCATGGCTTCTTCGGACCGCGCCATACCCGGCCGTCCTCCAGCAGCTCGGGCAGACGTCGCGCGAGCATGAAGCGGCACTCGCCAATCGCGCGGGCAAGTTCGAAGCTGGTGAGCCCCGGGTGCACTTTCACAGCCGCAGCGGCGAGGTCCTGTTGCTGGGCGTGCTTGCCGCTGGCGACTACGTGTGCAGCAGCATCGTGGCTGGTACTGATGTCGATGCTCCGCGCCAGATGGTGGTGGCTGGTCATCGGCCACCTCGCTCTGCCGCTGCCTCGGCGTGCTGACTGACTTGGACAAGGGCCGCCATGACCTGTGCGCAAGCCCGTGCAATCGAATCGGATTCATTCGGGGAGATACGGCCGTCGTCCATTGCCGCCGAAACCAGTTCCGCCAGGTCACCCTTGGCCGCTGCGGCCATCAGCAGCGCGCTGATCAGCGATCCGGACTCGGGCGTATCGGTTCGCTGAGCCACGAAACCATGCTGCGCACACAGGGCATGGAGGATTCGGAAATCCCCCGTGCGCGCCATAAGGGCGTCCGCCTCCTGGAGGCTCAGCAGGTTCCGGTCACTGTTGGGGTTGACCTTGCCACGGAGGACTGCGGCGGACATGCCCAGCCTGGGCGCGAGAGCCTCACTGCCACCTGGATGCTGGTGGACCGTGTCGTAGGCGGCATCGGTGACATTCATGGGATCGGTACTCGAATGGATACGGGGGGCACTACTGCGGCGCAACATGGGCGCCATGGACATCAACCACTCAGGGATCGAGGGCGTCGCCCTTCTTGCGGTACGCTGGATGTGCCAACAACACAGCCCGCAAGGAGGGCGACATGGAAGAGGAATGCCTGTTGGATATCCGAGCTCTGATGCTCAGCGCGCGTGCCCGCGAAATTCGGGACAACGTGCAGGTCGCAAGCTCCAGGGCAGATATCGAGGTGATCACCATTCAGGGCGAGGAACGCGAGGTTCTTACGTTCGAAGCTGCCCTGAGGTACGCGATCACCGAACTTCGCAACGCCCAAGCACTCATCGAGAAGCACAGTGGGTTCTGATCTCGCCGACGTTGAGGGCGCTGCGGAGGCTACTTTTCAGCGCCTTTTCCTTCCGGGCCATCGCTTCTCGCTCAAGGAATGCGAGCAGCTGCGCCGAAGCCGCTTCTGCGGCCCTTCGCTCAGCCAGTTCGGCCAGGGAAGGCTGGTTGAGCCAATCCCGCAGCCACAGCCGCGGGTTCCACTTGTCGGACAGCGCGCGCATATCAGGCCACCTGCACTTGAATGACGCGCTCGGCGTCGGGATCGTTGGGGGCCGCCTCGGCGGCCGGCTGTTCCTGGACGCCCAGCAGCTGCAGGACCTGCGGCAACGCCGGGACGCCCTGCTCTTCCGGCCACGCCGCGACCTGCTCAACGGGCAGCTGCAGGACCTTAGCCAGGTGCGCGTCACTGGATAGCCCCAACCGGGCCCGCAGCGCGCGCTTACTTAGCCGGGTGTCGATCAGCACGGCGATGGCTTGGCGGTTTCGCGGCCCATCCGTCCTGAATGCGTCTGGGCGCAACAGCTCCAAAAATTGCCGCCGGGCTGAAGGAATGCCGGTGGAACGCCACTCGCTAACAGACGGCGGTTTGATCTGGCAGATGCGGGCCACCTCAGTGGTGCCACCCAAGCGGTCGATGATCTCTGAGTCAGTTGGCTTCTCCATTCGCCTAGCTTAGGACTCGCTAATTAGCCAGTCAATAGCCAGTCCTAACTCAAACACAGTTAGCCTTACCTAATGAACACGCTCGCCGACCGATTGACCACCGCTATCGCCCGTGCAGGGATCTCCAAGGCAGAACTGGCCCGGCGTGTCGGCATCAGCGCTCCAAGCATCAATGGCTGGTTCAGCGGCAAGGCAAAGTTCCTCCGTGGGGAGAACCTGTTGGCGGCGGCGAAAGCCTTGGACGTGGACGAAGCATGGCTTGCCACCGGAAAGGGAGCGATGGTGCCAGTGGGACGGGTGAACGAAAGCCCGGCAAGCTACTCAATCTCGCGAGTCTTAGAGACTGAGACCCCTGCAGGCTATGTTCGCTTCGAACTTTTCGAAGGGGGTGCGGGGATGGGGGTTGGGCTGGTGAATCAGGACTTCCCAGAGGTCGTACGCACCATCGAGATCGCGGAATGGGAAGTCCGTAAAAAGCTCGGCTACCTTCCGGCTCCTGGCCGCATCCAGCTCATTACCGGGCGCGGCCCTTCCATGCGCCCCAAGCTCGAAGACGGCGATATCGTCTGGATAGATGTCACTTGCGACTTCTTCGACGGCGATGACTTCTACCTAATCAACATCGGCGGCGAGACGCAGATCAAGATGCTGCAGCGGCGAGGTGACGGCATGTATGTGGTCAGCATCAACCCGGACTTCCCCACCTATCGCGCGGACGAAGGCGAAGTGGCAATCTTGGGTAAAGCCCTTATGCATGCTGGCCTACGTCGTTTCTGACGCCTCTGTCCCAAATTGGGACGCCCTCAAAAAAGCCCCGCTTTGACGGGGCTTTCGACTACCACCACACCTTCCACTTCGCGCGCCTTTTCAGTGGCGAAGCCTTCCAGCGCGCGACGAGATGCTCATACTCTTGGAAGATGGTGTCTTTACCGTACTTTGTGCGCATAGCTTCCACAAGCGGCGCCGAATACTCGTACGTCTTGAGCATCATGGTGCACCAAGCATCTTTGATCATTGCCTCGTCATAGATGCCGTTCTTGATGCCGACGCACACCGTCTCAAAGTGATTTAGCACATAGACGATTTCAGCGATCTCGGCCTTGTGATTCTCGTCACCGAGTAGCGCCCGGAGGTTCTTGTCAGGCGCTTCATGCAGTGACTTTACAGTCTTGCAACCCGCCTGCAGCGCCTGATCCCCTCGGCTACCAAACAACATGTCCGCCGCCTGTTTCTTTCGTGCCGTCTCGCGTGCCGTAACAACAGACACAATGGCCACTACGACACCCGAAAGAATTACCGCACCACGGAACGCTTCGTGCGCGAGCAGATTGCAAAGCCAGTCCATAGCCCCCCCCCCTACATACGAAACCACCCGCCGTATTGGCGGGTGGCATGATCAAAGTTCAGATTTGAATTTAAAGGCCATCAATAACTTCGCGCATGCCACTTCTCCTTTTCTACGTGGGCCGGCAGCGTTACCGCCCGCCGGTAATGAAATGCTAGCACCAGTTGACACGAAATTGTGACCGTAGGCGTCCACAGAAGTTCACCCGAGTTCACCGCTGTCCACAGCGGGTCATGAAGGATCATCGGCCTGGGGGTCGGAATCTAGAGTGAAAACCGTCAAGACAACCTTAGAACGGCCTCTGCAATCAACTGCACCTGAACAGCCGAACGTGGATTGAAGATCGCGAACCAATTGTTAGCCTCTCCTATTGACAGCGTGATTAGCCACTCCTAATCTTGTCAATGTCGCCCCAGTAACCGCCCATCCGGGCCGGGGCACGGAGACTTCCATGCCGCACCTCACCGTCAGCGCCCGCGCACTCGCCGTTGTGGAAGCGCGCCCGCAGAACAACACCGTCGTCCTCAAGGTGGGCGACGCGCTCGTCAGCTTCGACGCTGACGAAGTCCCCCAGCTCTGCCAGGACCTCTCCCGCGCTTCGCTGGAGCTGCGGCGCCCCCGCCGCGTGGGCATGTTCCCTGCCCGCCCGGTCGAGCTGCAGCGCGGCAACGCCGACCTGGTCGAGGTGTCGGCATGAGCGTCACCACCTACGAACAGTTCGCTCGCGCCCAGTCCGTGCGCAATCAGGCCGTCCGCAATGGCTGGGACCACCACGCTTGCGTGGGCCAGCTGGTACGCGCCGGGTACTCCAAGACCATCCAGAACGACCTGGCCGAGCGTGCTCGCCGCCAGCGTGCCCTTCGCTCCCCCTCTGGAGGCGATGTCGCATGAACGCCTTCGCCTTCCTCCTTGGCGTGCTGATCGGCGCGGCGACAGCGGTTGCAGCGGCGGCCGGATGGATCGAGCGCAACCAAGCCGCGCACTTCGATCGCATGCTCGAGCAGATCAAGTCCCTGGGGCCGCGCCTGTGACGGAGGCAGCCGCCCCGCAGACCGTCGCAGCCACCGTGCGCGCGATGCGCCGCGCAGGCGCCGCCGGCAAGCCCGTGCCGGCCGCCGAGGTCGAGGCCTGGGCGCGGAACTTCATGGTCCAGCTGTATGGCCCGCAGAAGCCCGTCCGCCTCGAGTGCCGACCGCGCTACACCGTCCAGCCGTGGATCCAAGCCGAAGACGGCGATGTGGTCCATGCGCGGCGGCGCGGCCTGGAAGTGCGTGCCCTCTACCTGCACCCGAAGCCGGAGAAGACCTATAAGGCGCACCGGTTTCGCGAGGGCAGCTGCCGCGACTGCGGAGACGGTGAGTTCTACGCCGGCCCCAGCTGCGAGCCACCGAGGCCGACGCCTGACAGCCGCGCAGCCCTGCCCTTCGACCCCACCTGGTTCCGCGCGCCGCTCGAAGCGCTGATCCAGATCGCCACCCATCGATTCATCGGCGTCCCCGACTCCATGAAGTGGAAGTCCGAGGCGCGCTACCTGCTCGAACGACTCGACCAGTACGACAAGGAAACCCTGGCATGAGAAGCGAACAGTGCAAAGGCGAGCTGATTCAAGCCGCGCAGTCGTTCTACAACGCTGTCGCCATTCACGCCGTGGTGAGCCGCTTGGATCGCTCAGCGATCGGATGGCATGGCGTCATGGCGGCGGGCGCGCGGCTTCGGATCGGACTGCTCGATCAGCAGACCACTTCCGTCGTGGCCGACGGTCTTCAGCCCGTTCCGCCGACCGCACTTCGGACAAACGAAGTGCATTCCGAAGCTGTCGATATTCGGCTCGACCTGGCTGAAGCCAGTGAAGGTCTCACGGCAGCGAATGCATTGGAGCATTCGGACGGTGTACGCCCCGCGTATTGCAGGCCCGTTACGCCCGTCACCCTCGCCACCATCAAGCCGCCGCGCGACCTGCGCACCCAACTGCACCCCGTTCTCTGCCCTCGAGGACTGCACGGATGAATGACGTTACCTCCGCTCCGACCATCGTTGTCGATTTCTCCACAGAGCCCGAGTTCCCGGTAAAGCCCAACGGCGACGCGCCCAAGGTCGAGCAGGTACGCGGCCAGGTGGCTACGTACGTCGAGGGCTACGGCCTCGCGAAGAACGCGCCGCCTGCCCGCATTGTCGTGAATGCAGCCGACCTCCGGCATTGCCTCCGACGGATCCTCAGCCGCATGCAGCGGCCGCACCGCGAGAAGGCCAAGGCCGAATGGCAGGAACGCCGCAAGGCCGGTTCGAAAGAGAAATGGCGCGACGCCCGACCAGTACCACTCACCGCCGCTGAACTGAACTGGCGCGGCATCCCCATCGAGAGCGCCGGCTACACCCGGCATCGCGCCGTCGACAAAACCTGATCTGGAGATCTCATGTTCCTTCGCAACCTCACCATGTTCCGCTTCCCGACCACCACTGACTTTTCGGAGGTCGCTACGCTTCTGCCGCACGTTCCCCTCAAGCCAGTCGGCCCGCTCGAAATGAACTCGCGTGGCTTCGTGTCGCCCTTCGGCCGGGAGGAATCCGAGCAGCTGCACCACGCCATCGGCACTTGGCTCTGGCTCACCGTGGGCAGCCAGGACAAGATCCTGCCGGCTTCGGCGGTCAACGACGCGCTGGCGAACCGGATCGAGGCTATCGAGCAGGCCGAAGGCCGCAAGCCGGGCGGCCGCGAGCGAAAGCGCCTGAAGGACGACGTGATACACGATCTGCTGCCCAAGGCGCTGGTCAAGAGCGGGCGCGTGGACGTCTTCGCGGACACAGCGCGCGGCCTGGCCGTGGTTGATACGTCCAGCCGCAAGACCGGCGAGAACGTGATGTCCGATATCCGTGGGCTGCTGGGCAGCTTCCCGGCGATGCCGCTGAACGCCGAAGTGGCCCCGCGCTCGATCCTGACCGGCTGGATCGCCGGCGAGGCACTGCCGAGCGGGCTGACCCTGGGCGAAGAGTGCGAGATGAAGGACCCGGCCGAGGGCGGCGCGGTGGTCAAGTGCCAGCACCAGGAACTGCGCTGCGACGAGATCGACAAGCACCTGGACGCCGGCAAGCAGGTGACCAAGCTGGCCTTGGTGTTCGAGGACAACCTGTCCTTCGTCCTGGGTGACGACCTGATTGTGCGGAAGCTGAAGTTCCTGGACGGCGCCCTGGACCAGCTCGACCACGCAGAGGACGGCGGCCGCCGAGCTGAATTGGATGCGCGCTTTGCGCTGCAAACCATCGAGCTTGGGCGACTCTTCGACACCCTCGCAACCGCTTTCAAGATCAGCGGGGTCGCGTGATGACGGGCATCGGTTTTCAGCTTCGAGAGCTCCGCACCCTATTCAACACCGCACAGCCCTCCCGTCGCGGCTCCGCAACCATCTGCGCCGAACCGGAGCTATTCGCATGAAGCTCACAGCCTCGCTGGGGATCGGCGCGGCCGAGTTCTCGGCACGGGCTGAGCCGCCTCCAGTCTTTGAGCCAGTGAGCGGGCGGCCGAAAACCAAACACGCGCTGGCGGGCTACGGGACGCTGCGCGCCGTTCTGGAGTTCTCGAAATGGGCGCACGAACAGGAGCGATTCCCGACCATCGACGCGGTCTGCACACGCTTCAGCGTGTGTCGCGCGACCGCTTACCGCTGGACAAGCGCCCTGGCCGAGACCTACGGCATCGACACGCCGGTTCGCTCTGGCCGAGCCCTCGACCAATGACCCTCGCCATATTGGAGATCACCCCATGACCCAGCGACACATCAGCCACCCTGAGGGGCTGCCGGCCTGCGCCGCCGGGCACAGCGCGCGCCACATCCACGATCTGCGCGGCTCCGCCGCCGGCGGGGGCCACCTGGTCGAATGCCGGTGCCGTGCTACCAGCAAGCACGCTGAGCCGGACGCCGCCCTAGCCGAATGGCGCCGGATCAACCGCCCGCCACGCAGCGCCAAGAAGGTTCTCCCCGCGATTGAGGCTCCCGCCGACAACGTCGTCCAGCTTCGACTGCAGATACAGGGTCCAGGCCGCACGGCCAGTGCCTGACGACCGCGAATGCACTGCATCACCCGCAACGAATCAGCCGCACGCAGCGGCAAAGGAAACCAAATGACCGCCATCAGCATCACAAATGCGCCCCGCCGCCTCCTGCGACTGAAGCAGGTGCTCGACCGCACCGGCCTACCCAAATCGACGATCTATTCGCGCATTTCGGCCGGCACCTTCCCCAAACAGGTGCCCGTGGGGGCGTCGGTCAGGTGGCTCGAATCCGAGGTTGAGGAATGGATTCAGTTGCAGGTCGACGCACGCGACCAGCAGGCTACCAGCGGGGGTATCGGAGGGGGTATCGAGGCAGCGCCGCCCTCCCCACGCATTGCCGCATAAGGGTTGTGGCCGCATATCCAGTAGAGCCCACCTCCACCAATGTCGGGCCCGCAAGGGTCCGGAGAAGCCCGGGAATCCTCGCAGAGGGTCCCCGGGCTTTTTGCTTTTTTAATCCAGGGTTCAGCATCGCATCCTTTAACATACCGTCCGGTCGGTATCTTAAAGCGAGCACACCATGTCTCCCCTGTTCACCGCATACCTGTACCTTGGCGGCGCCATCGCCTCTGAAGTGACCGCCACCCTGCTGCTGCAGAAGACCGAGCAGTTCACCCGGCTCGCCCCCACCGTCACCATGGCGCTGTTGTACGGACTCTCGTTCTATTTGCTCAGCCACGCCCTGAAGACACTGCCGCTCGGCATTGCCTACGCGATCTGGGGCGGCCTGGGCATCGTGCTGACACTCATCGTCAGCGTCACGGTATTCAAGCAGACCTTGGACTGGCAGGCGGTTACGGGCGTGGCGATGATCGTCGGCGGCGTGGTGATGATCAATGCGTTCTCGAAGGCGGCCGCGCATTGAACACTGAGCTCAAACGACGCAGACAGCCAGCTCTCGTGCGCGCGGCGCTGCTGGATGCGGTGGTCCACGAAGCGATCGTCGGCGGGTTGGCCGGCGTGACGGTGGTGGGCGTGGCAGCGCGCGCCGGCGTCAGCAAGGGCGCGTTGTTCCATCACTTTCCC